GGAATCAAGCAGCGAACGACTGGGCCTTATCACATACAAGTTGGATGGACATCGAGGTTGAAGCCAAACGCAAGAATCTCGCTTCAGCACAACTTATTGCTCGTGGAATACAAACAGGCATATTAAAGAATTAATTTTGACACATTTTACCATCAACAATAAACTACACCGTACCATAACAATAAAAACAAAGGACTACAAATGGACCTGACAGCAGACAACAAAATCGCAGTGCGTGACCTTATCACGAAGGGCCTACAAATCCAAGAAGAGATTTCTGATCTCCGCGGTGGTTTGGGTGACCTTATCAAGAAAGTAGCAACAGACATTGGTTGTGAACCAAAGGTTCTGAAGCAAGCTCTCCGAGTTGCCAAGAAGGGCAACCTCTCTGAAGTACAAGAAGATACCGAGAACCTCGAAGAAGTTCTGCGTATCGCTGGCCGCGCATAAGCAACACACCACTAGAAAAATAAATACGAGCCCCGAATTTCGGGGCTCGTTCTTGGAGACATTTTGTTCAAAGGTATCATTAACAATTGGATCAAGGACTTCAAAGATAACCCAGTAGTGTTCTGGCTTGAACTTGTTGGTATCATGGGCGGTATGATTGCCGCCGGCACCATTGCTTTTACTGTTCCTACCGTACCATTCTTTTTTGTGTACACCACATATATTATTGGTAGTTCATGCTTAATTATCGCAAGCTTTTTGCGTAATAATGGCTTCTGGGTTATACTCAACTTCTTCTTTGTTAGCATTGACATTATGGGTATTTGCCATCTCTTAGATAACAAGTTCCATGTCATTGCTGCAATAGAAGCTTTCCTGAGGTAATCTAATGGCATACGTTGACGCCAGATATAATAAAGATCACGATGAGATTAATGTAGTAGAACGTAACGCTGACGGCGAACGTATCTACAAAACTTATCCAGCGAATTACATTTTTTACTACCCAGATCCACGGGGTAGGTATAAGAGTATTTTTGGTGATGTATGCCAGAAATTCTCGTCTTCTTCGAACAAAGCATTCATGCGTGAGAAAATGCTTGTTCAGAGAAGTAAGCGTTTGTTTGAAAGCGATATTAACCCAGTATTCCGGTGTTTGGAAGAAACATATCGCCATGTTGAAGCGCCAGCATTGAACTTGTGCTTCTTCGACATTGAGGTCGCGTTCGATACTAAACGTGGTTTTGCACCGACTGACGACCCATTCAATGAAGTAACGGCAATTTCATGCCACCTCAGCCATATCAATAAAATGATTACGCTGGTGTTATGTCCGCCATCTTTGACACTTGAACAAGCAGAAGTAATTTCGAATAAGTTTGAAGATACTTTCTTGTTCGATAACGAAGCAGACCTGTTGAAGACGTTCTTGGAAGTTATTGAAGACTCAGATGTTCTATCAGGTTGGAACTCAACTGGCTTCGATATTCCATATTTGGTTAATCGTATTATCCGCATTCTTGGTAAAGACTTTTGCCGTAAGTTTTGCTTATGGAACGAGATGCCAAAGAAGCGAAAATACATCAAGTTTAAGAAAGAATCAACCACATACGATCTGGTAGGTCGTGTGCATTTGGACTATCTGGAACTGTATCAGAAACATAACCCACAGCAGTTGCACTCATACCGTCTTGACTTTGTTGGTGAGATTGAAGTTGGTGAGAACAAAACTGCATATGAGGGAACACTTGATGACTTGTATAAGAAGGACTTCCAGAAGTTCATTGAATACAATCGTCAAGATACGATGTTGTTGGTAAAGATTGACGCGAAGAAGAAATTCATCGAACTGGCAAATCAGATTGCGCACACGAATACAGTGTTGTTGAAAACAACCATGGGTTCAGTAGCACTGATTGAGCAAGCTATTGTCAATGAAGCACATGACTTGGGGATGGTTATTCCCGATCGCAAACGTGAAGAAGTGATTGAATCTGATGATGACGATGACTTACTTGACGATGAAGACGAAGAAGACGTAAAGAACACGGCAGTTGGTGCATATGTGGCAAAGCCAAAGACTGGTCTTCAAGACGAGATTGGATGTTGCGACATTAACTCCCTGTATCCATCTGCTTTGCGAGCTTTGAACATGAGTCCAGAGACGTTGATTGGTCACATCAGACCAGAACGTACTGAAGCCATGATTGCGCAACGAATTGCTGATGGTGTTCCCAAGTCTGAATTGTGGGAAGGCGTATTTTGTACACTTGAGTTTGATGACATTATCGAACGCAACAAGAACGCAGTCATTGTTGACTTTGAAGATGGATCATCACGCCAGTTCCGTGCTGATGAATTGAACGACTACATCTTCCATGAAAATCGTCCTCTGTGCATCACAGCTAACGGTACGATCTTCCGCACTGACATTCCAGGGGTTATTCCTAGCTTGTTGGCACGTTGGTATTCACAGCGTAAAGAAATGCAAGCCCGTGAGAAGACATATGGTCATGCACTTGATGCTGGTGCAACACTGGCTAAGGTGTTGGGTGATGCTGCTCCTGCGTTTATTGCTGAGTTGGAACTTGCATTGCCAAATGCAAAGAAAACAGATGCCGATGTTGGTAAGTTCATGAAAGCACTGTATTCTAAGAATGCAGAGTTGGTTGCTGACTATATGGTCACATTGAACTTTAGACTTGCAGACGGCAATATATACGCAGTAGATAAAGTTGATGCGAAGTATTGGAACTCGTTCTGGAATCAACGACAACAAGCACGTAAGATTTTGCTTAACTCGTTGTATGGCGCGTTGTTGAACGAATCAATGAAGTTTTACGATAAGCGTATTGGTCAATCAGTTACTTTGACTGGTCGAAGCATTGCACGTCACATGAATAGTAAAATCAATGAGATTATTACTGGCACATATGACTATAAGGGCGAAGCTATTATCTATGCTGATACTGACTCTTCATATTTCTCAGCAAAGGCGGTATGGCAGAAAGATCCCACATATGCAGATTTTGAATTCACGCGTGAAAACATTATTATGTTGTATGACGGGATTGGCGATGCAGTAAATGAGAGCTTCCCGGAGTTTATGAATCGTAGCTTTAATACTGGTCTTGAGCGTGGAGCAATTATTGCTGCCGGTCGAGAACTGGTGGCAAGCAAGGGTTTGTTTATTAAGAAAAAGAAGTATGCGGTTCTGATGTATGACAAGGAAGGCGAGCGTTATGATATTAACGGTAAGCCTGGCAAGTTGAAGGTTATGGGTCTTGACCTTAAACGTTCAGATACGCCACAGTTCATGCAGGACTTCTTGGAAGAAGTGTTGTTGGGCCTGCTTACTGGATCAACACAGGAACAAATCTTCGACAAGATTCGAGAGTTCCGTCGACTGTTCCGTGACCGTCCAGGTTGGGAGAAGGGAACACCAAAGCGTGTTAATGGCTTGACTGACTATACCGATCGAGAAGAGCAAGCTGCAGATGTAAGCGGTGACTTCAGGAAGATGAAGTCACACACTAAGAGCAAAGTTAATATGCCAGGTCAGGCGCGAGCAGGTCTTAATTGGAACAAGTTGTGTAAGATGCATCACGATATGTTCTCAATGAAGATTACAGATGGTGCTAAAACTATCGTTTGTAAATTGAAGCCTAATCCACTCGGGATGACTTCAATCGCAATTCCAGTAGATGAACCAAATATTCCTCAATGGTTTAAAGAATTGCCGTTTGATCATTCTCTGATGGAAGAAACAATCATTGACATGAAATTGCAAAACTTGTTAGGTGTTCTTAATTGGGACTTATCACAAGCGAACGATGACGTGTCGAACGACCTATTCAGCTGGTAATTGGTAAATGGAGTGGCATTAATTTGCCACTCTTAAAATAATTAGAAAACATTTTTGAACAAATACTGGCAAGCGGTATAATACAAGAATACTAACGGAGACACTCCAACAAATGAGCACAACAAATACTAAAAATGTAATCGCCGATATCGTTAAGAAGATTGGTGGTTTGGGCTTCGTCGAAACACTGCGCGTAACTGGCACTGCTGACGAAACAAAGATTGAAGCAATTGATAATGACAAGACTGTTATTATCAAGGCAAAGACAAAAGAAGCACTGACTGATCTGCAAGGCGAGTTTGGCGTTGCCAATCTACAATTGCTGGGTGGTCTACTGAGCTTCGCAAGCTACAAGACAGATGACGCAACATTCAACGTAAAGCTGCGTGATGTAAATGGTAAGCAAGTTCCAGAAGAATTCGAGTTCCGTGACGCGAACAAGCTGGGTGCAAACTTCCGCCTCATGAACGCAAACTTGGTTCCAGAACAACCACTCGTTGCTGACATTACATGGGACGTGACCTTTGTGCCATCAAAGGCAAAGATTCAAGAATTCTCAAGCCTGGCCGGTCTGTACTCACAGTTCGATCAGTACTTCGCAGTGAAGACCAAGGATGGTAATTTGGTATTCGCAATTGGTGAAGAAGGTTCAGCTACCCACCGCGCAAGCTTGGTATTTGAAGAAGATATCAAGGGCGAATTGAAGGGTGAATTGCTGTGGCCAATCAGCCAGTTCCTGTCAATTCTGAAGAGCGCTGATGGTCATGACTACACAGTCGGTATCACAAGCAAGGGTGCTTTGCTTGTTCGCGTAAATACCGAATTTGCAACTTTCGACTTTATTCTTCCTGCACGTCGTCGTTGATTTGTAATAGAATAAGCCATACACATATGGCTTATTCTACTGATATGATACAACTCAAAACCGAAAACTATGGACTGATTGACATCAGTCAAGAGAATGCATTAGATCTCACTACCCAAGCTATGGCTGGTGACGGTGAACCAGTTGATGCTGGTTGGTACTGTACCTCTATTGATGCGGAACAAGTATCAAAGTACAAGCACTTTTTTATCATTAGTGATGCTCAATTCAGTGCGTTAATTGCTGATGAGGCATCATCCGACATGTATATGAATTTGTATGAACAAGCAACTGGTCCGATAACCTCTTGGCCTGTTTATAGAATTGATCAAGCAAGCTTCATGTCAGTAGCGATACCAAAAATGCATTATCTTTATGCACTATCTGATGACCTTAGTTTGATTCAACTCAAGTTGATGGTACCATAACGTAGTAGAAGACGCACCAAGCGTCTGGTTGTTATCACTGTACTCGCAG